CCGGCTGTTGTTTTTCCTGATAATAAAACCACGCTTTCCGGCTGCATTTTCAGAATGAACTTTGACCGTTTTGCCGTTTCATTGGTTATCAGGGAACTTTCATCAAGCATCAGTGTGAAATCTTTAAGTTTCAGCAACCAATCCCGCCGGAAAGCAGTTTCATAATTGATAACGCCTATCATTTGAACACCTTGGTTGTATAAGTCCTTGGTATCAAGTACCGCCCTGAAATTGATTGCTTCACTTTTCTTGGTCAGGTTCATCACCCTGTAATCAGGGTAATAATCTTTGAAGTGCTGAACCCAGTCATCAATCTTGGATTTCTGACAGATGACCACATTCACCGCATTGTTCAGCAAATACATTTTTTCAGCACCCACAAAGGTCTTACCCAGTCCCATATCAAGATAATAAGCACAACGGTTGAACTGTTCAGTTCTGTTCAGTGCATCTTCCTGATGGGGCATAAGGTGCAGATCATTCATCTACCCTGACACCCGTACACTGGAAGAAAATGTCTGAATCAAAGTTTGGAATTGCCCTTATAATATCCTTTCTGCGGTCTGACAGGCTGCCCCACCACAACTGACCACATTCAGATTCATCAATCACTTTGAGATAACCGCCTGTTGTTTCATAGGTTGGATGTGCTGCCTTTTCTTCATCAGTCATATCTTCTTCATATACCCATTCAACAACATCCTTTGGTATCTGATTCAGTAAATATCTTGCATCTGAATCCATCCATTCACGATATGTCATATCTGACGGTTTATTGAACAGCATGATCTTCTGTTCTTCTGTATTAAAACAACCAGTATTGAAAGACGATTTGTTCCAGTCCCCGGTGTTCCAGTTCCCGGTGTTCCAGTCCCCGGTGTTCCAGTTCCCGGTGTTGCAGTCCCCGGTGTTCCAGTCCCCGGTGTTCCAGTTCCCGGTGTTGCAGTTCCCGGTGTTGCAGTTCCCGGTGTTGCAGTCCCCGGTGTTGCAGCGACCCGTGCAATTCTTTCCAATATTGACGATTCGCAACACTTCATCCCACGGGATTTCACGCACGATCTCCAATTTGTCAGTACATGACTTGTCACCGTCTGTTCTTACCTCACCATAGGCAATGACTTCTGCAACCTTGTTTTCACTGTTGAAACTGTAATAATTGAAGCAGTCAGCAGCAGTCTGACAGAAGTGCATACCGTGACCGCAAACATCAAGTTCCCCTTCTTCCTCAAATTTTCCGGGGCAAGTGTACTGTTTAGTGTTACCATTAGGTGAACAAGTCCAATCAGGTCTGAACACTTTGAACCCATGCACTACATTCTGAACGGTATTGTTATTTTCCATTTTCCTATTCCTCACTTTCTAAAAATGCAACAGCCTTGTCATAGTTGCGTTCTATCATTTTAAGTTCATCTTTTCCACGTTCTTCTGAATCACATACTGAACGGTAAATTTCATCATTTCTTAGTGCTGTGACCTCATTGGTTATCAGATCAGTGATGACCTGTGGTTCAAGTGCATCCAGTTCCCAAGATTCATTGCCGTATTCATCAATATACTTTGATGCTCTACTGTCAGTGATCTTTGCCGGGTTAGGTGGTGGGTTATATGTACCAATCTGATTCATGGTCAGTGCTACACGCTTCACATACACATCAGCACCGAACATCTGCAAGCGTTCCTGAATATCCCTTGTCATATCAATACCGCTTGGGTCATGGTCACCTAAGTGAATAATCACCCTGTTATCACGGTAATCTTGACTAATGAAACGCTGTGCTGCTGACCACATTTCTGACTGTGAAGTGTAACCCCTACATGAAAAATATGGTGTATCAAGTGGTCTGCAAGCCTGTCCCACAATATCAACTAAGGCATCCTTTTCAACCCACACTTCAACGTAGTTCGGTTGACCGTCCCACTTATTCAGCAGATAACTGTATCTTGCAGATGCGATCACATCAGCCGGATTGTCCCAGTGACTATTGCTTCTAAGGTTGCGGGTTCTGTCTGTGATGCTATGCCAGTCAATCAACCCGGCAAGTCTACCGTCATTGATAAGATTTCCAATGTTCTTATAACTGCGTTCATTGTTGGGGATGTACCCACGGGCAACTAACTGATAATATGCCTGTCTAAGTGTCAGTTCGTATCCCTGTGCCTGATATTCTTCAACCACCTGATTCACAAGGCGTATCAGTTCAAGGCTTTTCTGCTGAAACTTAATGCTTTTATACTCAATCTTTGGCATTAGATCACCCCTTCAATTTCTGCAAAACGCTTTGCATTGATGAAATATGACCAACGGTGTTCACTGGTATGAATCGCATACCCCCAAGGAAAAACGCCCTGTTGTAACCCAAGTGCTATTGTGTTGGTGTGTTTGTGCATCAACTTAGCAACTTCATGTACCGTCAAGGTTGGGATGCCATCTTCACACTTGGAAGGTTTGAATGTCACCGGGGTTTCTTCCTGTTCAAAATAATCAGGTGCAAGTCCAAGTGACACTGCAATATCACTCTGAACCTGTTCTGACGGAACTGTTTTGTCATTCAGGTACATACTGATTGACCCTTTACTTTTCCCGGTCATTCCAACCACCTGTGCCTGATTGACACCTAACTGCTGCATAGCCTGTTTCAACTTTTCGCTGAATTTCATAATTTATCACCTATCCTTTCTTGTAGTAGATATTTTATCTACTTTTTAGGCAAAAAAAATCTTAGTTGCATCATCATCTGTTAAATTTAACAGGTCTTTCAGTGCCTTGATTTCACTTGCCTTGAACTCTGTTTCATTGTTGACCTTCTTCATAAGTCCAAAGTAAGTCAACCCGCACTTTTCAGCCACAAACTGCAATTTATAGCCGGATGCATTGATTTTTTCCCTTAATAACTCTGTGTTCGTCATCTTACTTTTCACCTTCCTTTTCATCATCAGGAAACGCATTGTTATTGTACTGCTTCCTGATTGTTATTCTTACAACCCCTGATTCCAACTGTTCAAAGGATGTTTCCTTGAACTTCTGCGGTCTACCTTTTTTCAGACTTTCCATATACGCAAGGTATTCAAGTTTGGTTGGAAATTCAAGAATCTGTTCAATCCATGCTGCAACTATTTTCTTCACATAACCACCTTCTTTCTAACATGAACCACCGTCAGCACCATGAAATGCACCAACAGGATAATTCCAATCATTTGTGTATATGTCATCTGTGTTGAACTTACCAGTAAGTATTGAATGTATTGCTGCTTTATCCTTCCAACACACGCAAGACTGTGTATCACCGATAAATTCATCAAGATTCTTTTTGTTATCCAGTGTGAACCCAAGAACTTCTTCATCATGCCTTAGTGCAACATAATCATCAGGGAAAAGTTCTTTTACTCCGGCAAATAACCGGGGTGTTGAAAATATACACATCATACAACTGCATCTGTTCCAACCTATCCTGTAACATGGGTGTGGGTTTATATGATGCCGTTTCAGCAGTTCCCACACATCCTTTTCAGAATAATCAATGCAGCACCGCCATTGATGAACAATTCTGTGTGCCTTGGCTTCTGCATTGGTGCGGTGTATTTCCATTTCATTATACTTTGACCGTCCGGCAGATTCACCACGGCGTTCACCTGAAACAATCAAGATTTTCTTGTCACGTTTGGTTTCTTCAAGATTGGCTGTCACACTGTCCTGAACCGCTGCTTTTAAGTTACCACTACACCAACGCCCTGAATGTGTACCACCTTTTGCGGGGAATTTATGTCTTTTACCACCCAGTTCTTCAAGTTCACCAAGGCGGTCAAGATTACTGACAACCGTATCTGCAACACATATTTTCAGATATGCAGAACACCAACGCCGTGACAGATCACCAGTTTTTGCGGGGAACTTCATTCTATAACCGTACTTTTTCAGAAGTTCTTCCATTTCCTCTGTTGCCTGTTCTTTCAGTTCTTTGCATTTCAGATAATTGCTTGAAAGTTTGCACTGCTTTACTTCACCAGTATCAGGGTCAATCCATTCAATGGGTTCTGATGCGCCTATCCGATACAATTCACCAAAGAAACCATTCACCCTGTATGAAACCCTTAACTTGATACCCTCTGCATCTGCAAGTGCTTTTACATAGTTTTGGGTACATTTCCAGTCCATACGCCTTGAAGGATGCCCGCCGTCAATATCGTGATGCCAAAACTCTATTCTTTCTTTTGGTACACCAAGTTCAAGAAGTTTTAGGTAACAAGCAACTGAATCCTTACCGCCGGAAATCAAAACAACTATCAGATCATATTCTTCAAGTGGTAAAAGTTCCGGCAAATAGATTTTCTTGAAATGCTCTGAATCAGTTCTACCGTCAACCCTTGGTTTCAATTTGATGCCCTTGCCATATATCGGTGCATCAGGAACACCTAATCTGACGGGCGTTTCCTTGGTGCAATCCGCATCTTTTATGAAATCAATCATTGCCTTTATCCTTTCCCAGTTCCTTCAAAAAGTTGTCTATTGTCAGCACACCTTATTACATCAGGGGTGTCTTGCCTTTATCAGATTTCACATTAAAATCTGCAAACCTGTCAGCTAACATTTGAACTTTTTGAACGGTACTGTTCAAACCGCCGGGGTTTCACATTAAAACCACCAAAACCTGTTGACCTACACACAATAGACAATTTTTTGAAAGAACTGAAATCCTATTCCTTGGTTCTTTTCCCCGGAACTGCTGCAACAGTTCTTTTTGAAGTAGTCAGGAAGTCGGGGAACTTCCTGACCTGTGAAACAAAGTGCTGTGTCATCTCGTGCGGTTGATTCTTCCACTTAACGGTTTCTTGTTTTAGGGGTAAAGTGCTGATTGGTTCAGCCTGTTCAGTTTTCTTCAAATAGTTCTGAATACTTTGCTTTCTTGCCCTACCGTTCCTGTTTTCTTCAACTACTTTGACGGGTCATGTTTATTCTTCACACGCTCTATCTGCTATCCGGCAGCCTGACCACCATGTCACTTGCGTGTAGCCCTATCGCTTCACCCGTTCCTTCCTACTTGCTTTGTTTCGAGTAGATGTTTTATCTACTGACATAACAATACCATTCAGTAGATAAAATGTCAACACTTTTTTATAAAAAATTTGATAAAAGTTGATATTCAATCTATTATTTGGTATTCTTTAAGCATAACCAACCGGGAAGAAGGTGATTAAATGACAATAGGTGAAAGGATAAAAGCAAGGCGGGATGAATTAGGAATGTCACAAGAAGAACTTGCACATAAGATTGGATATAAAAGCAAAACTTCCATAAACAAGATCGAACTTGGTATTCAGGAATTACGGCAATCAAAAATAAAACAGATTGCTGATGCACTCCAAACAACTCCGGCTTATATCATGGGTTGGAAGGAAACAGAAGAAGATCAGCAGTTAAAAAAGTGTCGTGAACTGTTCAAGAAATGTCACGGTTCAGATGCTTATGATGTGGTTTCCTTGTATCTCACCCTTGATGAATCCGACAAAAATGTTGTAAAGACTATGATTGAATCATTGCTTTCAGCAGAAAAATATTCTGTTAAAAAAGAATCATTGAACGCATAGGCAATATCATCATGGTTGATTTTTCAAAAAGGTAACTGTTGGTAACAGGTAACTGTTGCTTTTCTATACTGTATATTTTACTTTTTATATTCTTATTTATATAAGATATTTTATTATTAAGAAAAATACTACCAAACAGATACCAACCGTTACTATATTGAAAACACTGTATTTGCAACAGTTACTTGAACAGTTACCAACCGTTACGAACAGTTACCACAAAGAAGGGAAGGTCAGATTTATGAAAAAAGTCATTAAACTTGTCGTTTTAGCAATCGTCGTTATTTTTGTAATTATGGTTGTAAAGGATATTTCAAAGAATCCCATTCAGAAAAAAGAAACATCATCAGAAGAAATCCCTGTCATCTTAGATGCAAATACTTATTCAAGGATTTCATCTGAAAAGTTGGTTGAATTACTTGGTGAACCAAAGTCAACAGAAGATTGGAACAATAAAAATTCCAAAGGCACATTTCAAATGCAGCTTTACACTTATGACTTAGATGGAATGTATTCAGAATTTATTCTGTATGAAGATGCTGTTGTCAAGATCAGATGCTTTGCAACTGAACCGTGGGAAATCAAGAAAGACTTTGACAATGTGTTCAAAATGTTCAATATCACTGTGAAGGACAATGCAAGAAAAGTTGTTGACACGGGTGTTACTTATAAGTTTTCACCAGTATCAGACACCGTTGCAGAATTTGAAGTTTATAATTTTGATTCTGAAAAGCACACTTTTGATTCAGTCTATATCACATACAATTTAAATTATTTTGATGATCCTAATTAACTGAACAAAAAATGAACCCCAACCGTTGCAGCGGTCAGGGTTCTTATAACTCTATACCAAGGAATAGGATGATATAGGCTATGCAACCCTAATTATATCATCCATTCCTTGAAATTTCAATCAGGAAGGAATGATATACATGGGAAGAAGAAACCCAAACGGTTACGGGTGTGTGACCAAGTTGAAGGGTAACCGTTCACGCCCGTGGCTTGCCAAGGTCACCATATATGACGAACAGGGACACGCAAAACAAACCCCTATCGGTTACGCTGAAACAGAAGAAAAAGCCAACATTCTATTGGCTGAATATAACAACAATCCTTGGGACATTGACCGGGAAAAGGTCACCTTGGTTGTACTCTATCAGCGTTGGTCTGAAATCAAGTTACCAAAGTTAGGAAAATCAAATCAACAGTCTTTGCGTTCAGCGTTCAAGCACTGTTCAAAATACTACGGTGTGAAGTACCGATCACTGAAATCTTATCAGATGCAAGACTGCATTGACAACTGCGGGTGTGGGTATTCAACACAATGGTCAATCAAGAATCTGTTCGGACACCTTGACAGATTCGCATTTGAAATTGACCTGATAGATAAAATGTATTCACAAATAACCACCGCCCCACCAATACCTGAAACAACCCGTGAACCGTTCACCCAAGAACAGATTGATGCACTATGGAAAATAAAAGATGACCCTTGGGTCAATACCGTGCTGATCTACATATATACAGGGTTCAGATTACAGGAATTGTTGGGAATGAAAACTGAACAGGTTAATATCAAGGACTGGTACTTTGAAGGTGGAATCAAGACCACTGCCGGAAAGTGCCGTATTGTTCCGATACATGACCGCATCAAACCATTTGTAAAAGCACTGGTTGATGAAGGGAACAAGTACCTGTTCACCTATCAAGGTAAAAAGTTCAGTCAGGCAAATTACTATAAGTGTTGGGGTGAAGTCATGGAAAAGATAGGTGCAGACAAGACCCCGCATGAAGCACGGCACACCTTTGAAACCAACCTTGACAATGTCAAAGGCAACAGAAAATGTATTGATATGCTGATGGGTCATAAATCAAAGGATGTGGGAAACAGAGTGTATAATCACAAGACTATTGAACAGTTACGGGAAACCGTTGCCCTATTAAAATAATATTTTTTACGCTGAACCAGTAACAAATTAGAAACAAAAAAGAAACACGAAGAAGGAGGAACAAAAAAAAAAAACACTCAGAAAAAAATATAATAT